ATCGGAGCCGCTGCAAATATGGAAAACATAGACTATTTCCATAAAACAGAAGAGGAAAACAAAAAGGCATTTAAGGAAAATTTAGAGAAAATTCTAAAAGAGAGAGAAATTGAACCATATCTCGCAGGAGAATTTCTTAAAAAAGAAGGTGAATCTGCTAAATTTAGAGTGCCTTATGGAACTGTTAATCAAAAGAATGTAGAAGATATAATTAGTTTTTTACAAGATATCAAAGAAGATAAATCTAACGCACCAAAACTCGGAGGAGCATCTGCTAATAACGTCGCAGCCCTCGCCGCCTCATCACTTCAACAAATCGGTGGTGGCGATATAACCTCCGTAATGTCTGGCTTATCTAATAGCGAAATTGCAGAAAACACACGACGCACTGCGGACGCTACCGAACGCATCGCAAACAAAGAAGCACCTAAACCCGGCCCACAAACTTTAAGATAACATGGCATCCTCAACTTTAATTAAATACGGCAACGACTTATCAGCTGGAACTATACAGCCTGGTCGCACGATGCACATCGACGCGTACGGCCTCGCACAAGCACAAGTTACCTATGCCTTTGATGAATCTGCATTAAGCGGAGGAATTGTTGATATATTAGAAGGAAGCATTGTTCACCCTGATAGCGGTACCCTTGGCTTTACGATGCGGTCTTACAAGTACTCGTATGTAATGCAAAAAGGAAGTGTTATGATGATTACGGTAGACTTCGCCGGCATAGATCGCGCTGGGGGTTACACCGACGCACAGATTAACGGTGTCTCCACATCCTCAGCACAACCCATCGAGACGCATCCGAATTTTACTAAACGAACCGACACAACCATCGGAACATCGTCAGACCCATTAGCCGGAACTCCTGGAGCGATTTACAACAAGGCAATCTTCAATCCTGTTGATACTGGAACTGGAGGCATCCAATATACCTTTGGCGGTTTTGGTGTTCAAACTGACCCTGCACTCGACCCAAATAAGAAGGCTGGGGTTCGTCAATTCCTTCGCCCGATGCAAACCTTCCGTGGGCAAATGTTCTTTGATTCATCGCAAGTATCCAGAGTAAATAATTTTATTAAAACTATTGGTAGAACATTTAATAACGATACTGACGTTGGAAAATTATTGGCACCATTTAACCCTACTTATTTTACTGCTGGTAAATGTTTATTAACAGCTGCGAATATGGAAGTCATAGGTTCACCTGTAACTGGTCGAATTTGTGCTTACAAAATAAATTATGACATCATGTTCTCTCCGTATGATTGGGACACCGACATTTACGGCAAAGGACAATCGTCAATCTTCTAAGCATGGACGATTTAGGATTTAATGGCTCTGGTTCGTTGTTTGTTTCTTCACGATTCAAAGCTGGTGATCCTGTATCTGCTAAACAATTAAATCAATTAGTCGCGGCGGTTCAAACGGCACTCCCGATGCCTTATCTCGGCGAAGGCTCTCAGGTATCTTACACGGGTGGCGGTTCAATCATTTTAGGCAATCAGACCACGCAACCAAAGTCTCTTTATTCTTTTACTATTTCAGTTACTAAAGTAGACACCACGTACAAATTTACCGCTCGTCCTGGAACTATCAACGGCCTTGTTCCTTGTATTGATGGCTCAGTCGGTACATCAAAACTTTTAACTGCTACCCCAACCCCGACAGGCACTTTAACATTCGACGGCGACGGCAACTGCTGGGTGTACCTGAGAGCCGGCCCCAAGAGTGGCTCGACTAAATTATGGCCCGACGATAATGTGAATAGCGTCAGTTATCCTAATGTCTTTGCCTCGGCTTCAATCCTGAGCGACACCGACGATTACGGCTACATCCTTGTCGCGTTAGTTACTAAGAACGCAACCACTGGAGCAATTAGCATCAATCAGTTTCTAAATTCTAACGTCTGGTCGCAGCGCAACAAGTACACTTTGCCTAATTCATCGGTCTACTATTTCTGGCCTATTTAAGATGTTAAAAATACCGCCCTCAACTTTGTTTTCAGGGGTGAAGTATTTTTATTTCACTTCGTTGGTTAATGCACCATTCGGAGCCTACCCTTCAACTCCAACCAGTCCTTTTCCTGGTATGATTGGCTATGGTGCTGATCCATTCATCGCCAATTCATCAGATAGCAATTCATTAGACATCGGCTCTAAGTCTTTCAGTTACGCTGGTGCCAGCCCATCTTTGGCGGCTGGTAATTTAGTAAAGATTCAATCCTACTCTTCGGTTTCTGGCTACATGTTAGGCAGTGTTACATCATACACTTTTAGCGGTGGAATCTCGAGTATCAATGTCGATGTGTACGAGGTGCATGGCACAGGAACAAGCTCACAATGGCATATTCAAATGCAATTAAACAATGGAGAAGGTAATGTTAACAATGTTTTCCAGAATCCCAATTCACCGCACTTGGCTAAGTTAAGAGTCGCTGATGTAAATGATTACGATGCTTATGCCTCATTTAATGTACCTGCAAATCTTAATAGCACGACGGTAATCACATCAGACACTCCTACGCATTTCGCCAGTTATACCACGACTAAGTGGGGATGGAGAACTCTTATTATTGAGGACTTCGGTGATTTGCACGAACCGTGGGTTGGTACTACATTAACTGTCCGCGTTAAAATCAGAAAGGATACTGAAACTCTCGACGGCATTACAACGGAGTATTTATTCAGGGATTACAATCACACATTCACCTACGCAGACTTTGACATTTATAGCGCTTACTTTGTACCTGGTGATACCTACCCAGCCACCCCGACACCATCCTCTTGCGAGAATTATAGCGACGGCGACATCGACGAATTTACATCGACCGTAGACATAGTAAGAAACTCAGAGGGTACGGTAATAAGCCTTAACAATGTGACCTATACTTTTGACACGGAATCTTACGTCATAAATGTCACTCCAGGCAGTTTCTTCGAGCCTCCGACCCCATAATCGGTTTTCTTGACTCGGTCGCATAGAATAGGTCACTCCTAAACTATGGCATCACAAGTAATAAATTGGAAAAGAGCTTCAACTTTTGGGGCTACTGTAACATATACGCCAGAAACAGGATGGCCTTCAAATTTAACAGGGGTTACGGTTACTTCGGACATTCGCGACGCTAACCGCAAACTTTATACCTGTACCGTAGTCATCACCTCACCGACTACTTTTACGGTAACAAATTCATCGACTGACCTCTGGGCGGTTGGATCAGCATATTGGGACATCAGATTTACTCAGAATGGCACCGTGTTCTTTTCAGACACCGTGGTCATTAACGTAATCGATAACGTCACAACCGCTTAATCCAACGACCTAAGAAATGGCTCTCGAAATAACAGTCTTAACAGGGGCAACTCTCACGGCAACCGTTGAGGGTAATGCTATTCTTGCGAGCATCATCGCATCGTCGGCGACCTTGAATGTGTCGATGGGGATTCCCGGCCCTGCTGCGACTGTGCAAGTAGGAACGACTACCACTGGTGTTCCTGGCACTGATGCGTCGGTAACTAATTCGGGTACAACTTCAGCTGCGATTCTGAACTTCACGATTCCTCGTGGAGATAAAGGTGAAGCTGGAACTAATGGTGTTGGAGTTCCTACAGGTGGCACGACTGGTCAGGCTTTGGTAAAATTATCAGGCACAAATTACGACACAGGCTGGGTAACGGTTAACTCCGCAGTTTGGGGTAATATAACAGGTACGCTATCAAATCAAACGGACTTACAATCCGCGCTAAATGCTAAATTGGCAACACCAGCAAATGACCCAAATAACTTTTCTCAAGCATACGCAAATAACGGCACATGGACGATTGAACCATCATTCAATAGATTATACGTTGAAAGTGTTTTTACAGCTCAAGATCAGGCTAAGTTTAATACTGGTATTACATTCGGTGATGACACCGTTCAGGTAACCGCCTACACCGAAGCTCCAATCGACGGATCAACCTATGGTCGTAAAGACGGAGCGTGGTCGATTGTTGGTTCTTCCGGTAGTTACCTTCCATTGTCAGGTGGCACAATGTCTGGTCAGATTACTTTCTCGACTGACGGAACGAATGACTCTGCGGTTGGTGCGTTTGGTTTAGGTGTGGAGGATGTGAATGGTTACACCGCTTATGTTGAGCCACAGCAAATACGCATTTACAACGGAGACTATACAAACGGAACAAGTCTGACTCCGAACGGAATAAACTTTAATG